ATGACAAAAGAAAAACTATCTCCGGGAATGCAACAGTATTTAGATATAAAAAAAGATTATCCGGATGCTTTTTTGCTATTTCGCATGGGAGATTTTTATGAATTATTCTATGAAGATGCGATCAATGCAGCACAGATTTTAGAAATTGCTCTGACTAGCCGTAATAAAAATTCGGAAAAGCCAATTCCGATGGCAGGAGTTCCCTATCATTCGGTGCAACAATATATTGATGTTTTAATTGAATCGGGCTATAAAGTAGCGATTGCAGAGCAGGTGGAAGATCCTAAAAAAGCAGTTGGTGTAGTCAAACGTGAGGTGGTACAAGTCATCACACCGGGGACAGCCGTTGATTCTTCAAAACCAGATAGTCAAAATAATTTCTTGGTAGCTTTAGATAAGCTAGAAGATTTCTATGGGCTAGCTTATATGGATGTGGTAACTGGTGAATTTCAGGTGACAACTCTCAGTGACTTTAACATGGTTTGTGGGGAAATTCGAAACCTACGAGCGCGTGAAGTGGTATTGGGATATGAATTACCTGAAGCAGAGCACCAAGTGTTGGCAAATCAAATGAATTTGTTATTATCACAGGTGGAAACTGCTTTTGAAGATGTTCAGCTATTAGGAGATGATTTGTCTCGCCTAGAATATCAAGTAGCTGGGAAACTGTTAGAATATGTTCACCAGACGCAGCTGCGTGAGCTTAGTCACTTAAAGCAAGTTCATCATTATGAAATTAAAGATTTCTTACAGATGGACTATGCAACTATGACAAGTCTAGATTTAACAGAGAATGCACGGACGGGGAAGAAGCATGGCAGTCTTTATTGGTTGATGGACGAGACCAAGACAGCTATGGGGACGCGACTTCTAAGAAGATGGATCCAGCATCCGTTGCTTGATAAGGAACGGATTCTTAAGCGGCAGGATGTCGTACAAGTCTTTTTAGATCATTTTTTTGAGCGTAGTGATTTGGCAGATAGTCTCAAAGGGGTTTATGATATTGAGCGCTTGGCAAGCCGTGTTTCTTTTGGGAAGACAAACCCGAAGGATTTATTGCAGTTGGCGGCAACATTGAGCAATGTCCCTCAGATTAAGGGAATTTTACAAGGAATCGATCATCCTGTTTTGGGACAGTTGATTGAAAACTTGGATGATATTCCAGAATTGGCAAACTTGATTCAGTCGGCAATTTCTCCTGATGCTCCAAATGTTATTACGGAAGGGAATATCATTCAAACTGGTTTTGATGAAACCTTAGATAAGTATCGAGTGGTTCTGCGAGATGGTACGAGCTGGATTGCTGATATTGAAGCGAAAGAAAGGGTGGCTAGTGGGATTAATAATCTAAAAATTGATTACAATAAAAAAGACGGTTATTATTTCCATGTTACTAATTCACAGTTGGAGCACGTACCTAGCCACTTTTTCCGAAAAGCAACGTTGAAAAATTCAGAACGATTTGGTACAGAGGAATTGGCTCGTATTGAAGGCGAAATGTTGGAAGCGCGTGAAAAATCGGCCAATTTAGAGTATGAGATTTTTATACGTATTCGGGAAGAAGCTGGTAAATATATCAAACGATTACAATCCTTGGCACAAACTCTAGCAACAGTGGATGTATTGCAGAGTTTTGCAGCAGTTGCTGAAAAGCAACGCTTTGTACGCCCAGAATTTATTGAACGTCCTTCCATTGAAATCGATAAGGGACGGCATGCAGTTGTAGAAAAGGTTATGGGTGCACAAACTTATATTCCGAATAGTATTTCAATGGATGAGAATGTCAATCTTCAGTTAATTACAGGTCCAAATATGAGTGGGAAGTCAACCTATATGCGGCAATTAGCGATTATTGTTATCATGGCGCAAATGGGTTCCTATGTTTCAGCTGAACGTGCTCAATTACCAATTTTTGATGCCATCTTCACTCGAATTGGTGCAGCAGATGACTTGGTATCTGGGCAATCAACCTTTATGGTAGAAATGATGGAAGCAAATCATGCTATTTCTCAAGCGACTGAACACTCTCTTATTCTTTTTGATGAGTTGGGGAGAGGGACAGCAACATATGATGGGATGGCTCTTGCTCAGGCAATTATTGAATATATCCACAATCGAACAGGAGCAAAGACCCTTTTTGCTACACACTATCATGAGTTGACAGACTTGTCAACTAGCTTGACACAGTTAGAAAATGTTCATGTAGCAACTGTAGAAAAAGATGGGAAAGTGACCTTCCTTCATAAGATTGAAGCTGGTCCTGCAGATAAATCTTATGGGATTCATGTCGCAAGAATTGCAGGTTTACCAGATGATTTGTTGATGAGAGCCGACCAGATACTAGCAAGACTAGAAGAACAAGCAAATGAGAAACCATCTCTCAATCCTTCTAATAAAGGAGCTAATGATAGTAAAGAAAATCAAGTATTTGAGCAGATATCTTTATTCACAGAAACAACTGAATCACCTATTTTAGATGAACTACGTCAGTTGGATATTTATAATATGACCCCAATGGAAGTGATGCTAGCTATAGCTGAGATGAAAAAACATCTCTGATAAATACAACTATGCAAATGCCTAAAATAAATTCCTGTTTTTTTGTTCAGTTACTATTAAAGTAGGTAGGGCTTTGTATTGATATATAGTAGAATAAACTAAAACAACCACCAAGAATTCACTTGGTGGTTGTTTCTTTACTATTGATTCTGTTTCTTCAATCCATTGTTGATTTGTTCAATTTTCTTTTTGGTTAGATAAAACAAGATTGCCCACAGGATGAGATATACAACAGTAAATTCTAAAATCAGCTGTAAGATAAAAATGAGTTTGCTAGGGAACCAGCCAGCTAGAAGAGCTAGAGGAATGAATCCTAGAATCATAAGACCATAATGGCAGATAGTTGCTTTGAGGATGCTCCAATCTTTTTTGAAAAGCTCTTTTCCTAGGCTAAAGAGCAAGCCAATAAAGCTCCAGATCACTGCGCAATAGAGCACAACTAAAGCTTCATGAATATGGTGCTGTTCCATCCAAAGACCAACTGCTGAATAAGGATTAAGTGGATGATAGACAGGAGCAAAAAAGTAAGAATAGATGGTGGATAGGAGTAGCCCGATTACAGTACCTCCTAGAGCATCTCTGAATAATGTTTTTTTCATAGCTGTAATTTCTCCTTTATGACTTTGAGATAACGGCGAGATGAATAAGTTATCTGACCGTTTTTCATTACAATCTGAATCAGACCACTACCAGTCAATTTCAGATGATCGATATGTTTGATGTTAATGATTTCAGATTGGGAAATCTGTAGAAAATCAGTGGGAAGCAATTCCAAAACTTGATAAAGTGGAAGCCCTAAGAGATAAGTGTCTGTTGCTGTTTCGGCCCAAACTTGCCGATTTTCAGTATAGACGCGTTGTATCTCCGTGCTATTTAGTAGGTAAATTTCCTCCTCTTTTTTTGCTCGAATGGTTTTATTTTTACCGATATGTTGAGCAAATGTTAGTAGTTGTTGAACGGAATCCGACAAAACAGGTGCTTCAATAATGATTTTTTCTTCTGAAAATTTTTCGTCAATATGCATTTGAACTTTCATAAACATCCCTTCTTTCCAGATTATGTTGTCTTCCTAGTTTGTTGCTTGTTTTCCCATATTTCTAAATCTATTAAACATTATTTTAAAGGGGAATACAAGAGATTTTGCCTAATTGGTTGCTTTGTCTGTCTATTCGGTTACTTTGCGAAGGAGCAGGTATTCTAACTATTTTCATACTAGACTTCTGATAGACAAATGACTTTATGTTATAATGGTAGCTAGAATTATTACGGAGAAAACTATGTCAAAAATTATAGTATTAAGTTTATGATTGTTTTATAGTGCCTTTATAGCCTTAATCCTTTGCTATTACTGATTTTTTATAAATTTATATAGTATTAAATAGGGCTGGATAATCTTAAAAAGTCCACAAAAAGGTGAACAAAAAAGACCTAAAAAATAGGTCAAAATTCAATGAGTTCAGCAGGCAAGAACTAGCATCCTACAAGGTGCTTTTTTGGTTGTCAAAGTATTGCTGATAGATTTATTATATCACAATATCACGCGCTAAAACAGGAACGATTTTGCGCCAAACCTCGCTAGCTACCTTTCCCAAGTAGTTCGGCGGGTCGCTGGGTAAACGCCCTTTGTTCTGCCGATAATAAGGATTTTTAACCAAGCGAACTCACCTCCTAACTCTGGCTCCGTGACACCCCTTAAAAATCTGAAAAATTGGCGCGCGACGTAAGAAGACACCTTACCGCGGCTCTCCTTGCACAAAAGGTGGGGCGGGGGGTGTTTAAGCTTTAAAACTTCAAAAAGGGAATTTTTTGCACAGAAAAGGGCAGCGTCCTTTAATCACGAACAAACATAGCCCCGTTCAAAATTTGGCGGGGTATTTTCCGAACGTAAAAACTTTGTATGATATTCTAGGTGCCAATAGCTAATTGGTCAATCAGTAGTTAAGTATTCTTTATCTTCACAAATTTTCTTCACTCATAATTTTAGCGATACTTTCAATTCCTTTTTTCCTTATTCTGTATAGTGTGGTTTTTGTTTTTCCTACCTTATCCTCTATATCCCATATATCTAAGCGATTAACATAGAACATTCTTAATACGGATCGTTCAAGCGGATCACTTAGCTTATCAATTATCCTACAGGTTTCTAAATGTTCCTCGATAAGACTAGCAAGTCGTTTTTGTATATCTTCTTTCAACTTCAAAACATAGACGAGTTCATTCTCTGTATTGTTTGTTCTGCTAGTCTGGACTTTGGTTTGTGTCAGAGTTGATTTTTTGAATAAACCTTGATCCAGATACTGCAGTTCTAACTGTAAACTCTCCATCTCTGTATTCAGCCACTTAATACTTTCTAGCTTTACTTTTACTTGCTCTGGTGTCATGTTGTTGCCTCTTACTCTCTTTTATGTTATAATAGTGTTGTGTAATTTATAACTAAGGGTCGGGTATGTGCTCGGCTTTTTTGCTCTTTCATGATACTACAATAAAGCGTTAAATCCAAATGCTGATAATCAACCATAGAAGCGGTAATAGTTCAAAGCTCTGTAGCTGATTGCGTGATTTCTCTTTGTTTAATCACGCGCCTATATGAGCTATAAAGTCAAAACTAAAAGAGGCGTTAGCCTCTTTGTTGTATTATTCATTGAGTAAACCACTTACTACCACATCATGGATAAACTGTTTTTGTTTTTCCTTTGGCAGCTGCAAGGCTTCAAGTAAGGACTCTAAAGCTTGCTTGTCTGTACCTGCAATTAATTTCTTGATGATGTTTTAAAATTTCCTTTCTAGGTACTCGCAAAAATGAATCCGCTACGCTTGTGTTGACTGTACTGGTATCGGCGCACTATCTGCAATCAGCAAGAAGTAGGCTTCTGCGATTTGGGCGAATAATTTTACACGCGCTTCAGGATGTTTGTATAACTCATAGGCGTTTATGCTGGTGTCTTCTGTCTAGAGCTTCTAGCCTAGTTCAATCAGTTTAGGCATATCTACAAGTTCTATCGGTGTTGTATCGGCCATGAAGTCACTATGTTTACGATTGAGTTCTTCCAGTACGTGATCTGCCTGTTCAAAGTATACTTGGCTCTGTCATAGCTTCCTCACTTTCTCTGGTTAAAAATTCCGCTTCATTCGTTTATCTGTTATGTCTGTCATAGTGAACACATTCCCCTCTGACTGCTTCCCAATCCGACTGATTAGCTTGTCATTATAGATTCTAGCCAACTCTTTTCCGTTGTGATTAGTGTTAATGATAGTTGTTTCCCGCTTGTCAAAAACCTTAAAAAGAAAAGTCTGTATCCAGTTGTTCGCTTCATCTTTCCGGCTGTTCATAATGCTTTCTGTGCCCAGATCATCAATAAAGAGATAATCAACCTCAGTCAGCAATTTCAGGGCGTCATACTCTGTAAAATCACTTTGTTTATATTGCCAACCTGACTGAATGCGCGTGATAATTTCAGCAATACTGACAAAAAGGACGCTCTTAGGTTCACTTTTAGCCTTGTAGCCCTCGTTGATGGTTTTAGCCATAGAGTAGCACAAATGACTTTTTCCAGTGCCTGGTTTGCCCATAATTAGCGTGTTTCCCGTCATACCGTTTAGATATTGGTTAGCTTGCTTGATAGCAAATTCTTTGGCCTCGTGTTCCTCTTTGGTGGTTGTTTTGAACGTGCTAAAAGTGGCTTTTTCCAGCTCATTTGAGACTGTACTTTCACGCGCTAGCACATCATAGGTTGAATAGTCCAAATTGTGCCCCAGGGCTTTTTCTACGCCCTCTAGCTCCGTTTGTTTAATGTTCTCCCTAGTACATTCCATACAGTAGGGTGATGTATAACCATCTGGCTTTTTGAATTGTACCAGGTTAATCTGATGAGTTAGGCAAAGCTCATCAGTGACCTTTATTTTTTCATTGAGCTGCTCTGTATTCAGTAATTCCATTGTTTCTCCTCTCTGTCAGTAGATAAACGGGTCTTGAATATCGTCATCAGACCTACCCTGTTTCTTTTGCTGAAACTGTTTCTGCTCATCCTCCACTTGTACCATTGTCTTAATACCGTTCTGTCTCCAGTTCTTGAGTATTGAATTGATATAGCTAAAAGATCGCTTGCTATTATCTGCAGCCTTGTCTATGGCAGTCTTGATAACTTCTAGCTCCATACCGTCAAGAGCGAGATATTCGATTAAGATTTGATATTGTTGTCCGTCCATAACCCCTATACGCTGTTGGTAATAGCTAGAGATTTCAGCAGCAGGAGCAGAAGAATCTTTTTTCTCTATCTCTGCTTCTTCTTCTAACTCTATCTCTTTCTCTATCTCTTTCTCTATCTCTATCTCTGTCTTACACTTTTCAACGTTGTTAGGTTTATTTCTTACGTTGTAAGATTCGCCTATTTTTAAACGTTTATTTTTGCGATATTCTCGCATGTAAGCAGCTTGATCAGTTTCTTGCTGTATCATAGCTTTAGCTTGAAGTAATTCAGCGTTTTTATCCCCGTCTATTTGGATTAGACCGCATTTTGTAAAATAGGCCATAGTCATTTGTATATCGTCTTCGGAAACATCTAATTTTAAGGCTAGTTCTTCGGTTAACTCGTTAAAGTATCCCTCGTAGTACAATATACAATCACTTTCCAAACTTTCCAGCATTAAACGGATATAAATAACCGTCATAGTATAGCCACCAGGCATGTTTTTAAGCCGTTTTATAAAAATATTATCAAAAAACTTTTTATCAACTTTCAGCCAAAAATAGATTTTAGTTTTTGCCATTCTATCAATTCCTTTCTGTCTTTCTTCCCTATCATGAAATCCTAACGGCCTTAATCATGATGATTTCTTTACTGGCATAATCAATTTCTATTTCTACAATGTGATATTCAAATCCATTAAATTCAAGGTACATAGAGTTATCAAATGGAACATTAGGAATATAACGGATAAGGAATACTTTTATATCCTGAACTGATTCCAAAGAATTCTGACCATTCGTATATGCTTTGTTAGCTGCTTTAAAATCTTTGATAGAAGTTTTGGACACTTCTGCCCAGCAGCTATAAACATCTTTACGGATGCCGTCAATGACTTCTCCGTCTTCGTTTTGCTCTCCGATTTTCTCAAAGATTGTAATGCGTGTGTTCATTTTTCTAGTATTCATTTTTACCACCTTTCATTGTTTACTCCTAAAAATAGCAATATATCACTCACCCTGTAAAACACTTTTCGAGTGTCCTCTAGTGGTGGCTGATATCGTCTTAGCCCTGCCTTTTCCCAGCGCTGCAGGGTCTTATATTTTATGTCTAACTCAGTCATAACCTGCTGGGCTGTCATAAGTCCTGTGATATGAGGTAGCGCCTTATCCCGTGTCTTAAGGTATTTGTCGACTGTTTCCAGCAGTTCCATTTTTAGGCTTGTTTCTGTTTCATTGCTTAGTAACGCCATAATCTAACAACTCCTTATAACTTACAAGGTCGGCATTTAACAGTACACTTAGACGCTTTTGTTCTTTCTGTACTTGGTTGTAAAAAGCCTTTGCACCGTCTAGCAGTTCTGACTTATCCGCAGGTATAAAATAACCTCGATTAAAGCCGTGTCTGATACCGATAATAGGAACGCCGTAGCTCGTGATTAAGCGACTGATAATACTTTGTACCGTTCGTTCATCTAGCTTCAAAATAAGCCCTATCTCCGATCCTGTAGTTGGGTTTTCAGCGCCTACTTTTATAAGTTTCAGCACATGCTTATAGTTTTCTGGTAATGTAGTTTGTGTCATTTGCTCATCTCTCTTTCTTCGCTGACTAGGATAATCTGGCCTTTCTCCCACATATCACAAAAATCCATCAAAGTCTCTAAAACTTGTTCTAATTGCTTTTGTTCCTCGGCATTGTAGCAATCAAATTTATTTTCTAGGGAGAAATCTAGCATAGTTTGGTAAGCCTCTTCAAGCCAAACACCAAAGTTCTTTGCTCTTTCATTTGCAAGGTCAAAGCTGTTATTTTTGTTTGTCATACCCTAGTCTCCATAACTTCAAGCCATTTTTCAATCTTTCTTAGCTGCCGTTTAGTAACATATCCCCGGCGTTTGTAAGCAATAGCCCAGATTTTAAACAGCTCTGCACATATGCCAGCTAGAAAGAAGAGTAGCAGGGTTAGGAGTGCACCTAGTAGCTCGCTCATTTATCCAGTCCCTCCAATTCTTCAGCGTTATCACTGTTTAGTAGCTGAAAGGCAATTTTATCCAGCTTATTTATTAGCTTTTCATTTTGGGTGTATGCCACTTCGTTATATTTTTTAGCCTGCCATAGGGCAACTGCTGTATCTTTATCTTGTGCAAATTCAAGCCCCTCTAGAGCTAGATTGTTCATTGATAAAATGTTCATGATGTCAGTTAGCTCACTGCCTAACTCTTTCAGATTGCTAGCAGATAATAAAACCGGTTGTGCTTGTGTTTTCTTTGTTGATGTCATAATAGTTACCTCGTTTGTTTGTAATTATGTTTCTGTGTCCATAACCTACATCATTATTAGTTGATATGCTGTAGGTTTTTTAATTCTTCAGGGTTGTCACATTCTAGTAGATGATAAGCTACACTATCTAGCTCTTTATACATTACTCCCATCTGCTCATATACTTGACCTAGATAATCGTTTAAGTAGCTCAATAGAATAACCTGATCCGGTTTGCTGTGCATAGTCAACATAAAGGTTTTGGTATATCCTTTTATCGTGTCTATGCCAGTCATAACATTAGTAATGCGTTCACCTTGCTCTTTAAATTGGTCTGCTGTTAGCGCTGTAGAAATTTGTTCTTGTTTTTTCATGATGTTTTACCTCGTGTAATTTTAAATAATTCACTAGTTTTAAGGGGTAGCGCCCTCCGTATGGTCAAAATGTCTTAGATATGCTATAATCTAGTTATAAATCTTTACTAAAACCCTTTTAATAACAGCTTGCCTGCTTGTTTATTTATTGTGTTTTAGTCAGTGGTTGAAAGGCTTGATAGTTTGGTCGCTCTCAAAGCCTTTTTTATTTTTTCTTCTGTATGCTCCTTTCTACAGCGTTTTTTGAGACTTGTTTTTGTCGGGGGTATAATTATACCCGTGATGTGGTTTAAGAACTCAGAACTGCTTTCTTGGTACTCTCCTGAACCTTAAAATTGATTTTAAAGCAGTTTCTTTCTTGGTGGTTTAGCAAACGGACTGACTGTTCCATGTTTCATTTTGGCGCGAATATAAATTCGTTTGCCTCGTTCATCAAATTCCTCTGCGAGAATTTCGTAGAGGTGAAGCCGTTTTTCGATTGCGGTTATGTGTCTGCGGACACTCGTTTCAAATGTCCAAGTTTTATCCAACTCATCAAAATGAATTACTGTTTCACGTTCTTCTGGTAAATATGCCATATCGGTTTTTCTCCTTTGTTCTACGGTTGTCATATTGTTTTTTGGCATCTAAAACGTCTAACCCTATAATTTATCAAGAAAATATTTCCAGTTGTCAGAATCCCGGTATTCTTCGGAGCTACAGACCTTAAAATTGATTCTAGAATAATTTTTTATCACGCGCCTTGTTGGTGCGCTTTTTAAATGACCAGCTCAGTAAACTGCTTAACACGTTCAAGGCCTTTTACGATATCTGCTAGATTATCCATAGCTTGCAGCTTGCTGAGTTCTGCTTTAATTGTTTTCAAGTCTTCTTGCTCGTCAATTTCAATCATCAGCATTATAGGTCAACTCCTTTCTTTTGGTCTGAATACCATGGTTCTGATATCCTGATAGCTCATGCCTAGGTTAATTATAGCGATAACCATATCTTCTAAGGCTTGATATTTAACCAGTTCCTCACTGGTTAGACTGTCAATGCCAGTAGCACCACCACGCGCTGCCACCAGTTGTTTTTTATTCATGCCGCTAGTGCCTTTTAGCAAAAGATTTGTGATGGTGCTATGCGGATGCTTCGGAGCTTCTTTCCAGCTTTCTATGCTGTCGTGCAAAGTCTTGCGCTTTGGCTTTTCTAGAGCACACTGAAGCTTAAACTGAGTTAGCTCGTCCCGCATTTCAAAGAATGCTTTGACTAGGTTTTCTTTGAAGTTAGCCACTTGCTCGGTATTCTTTAAGAACGTAATCAGCAAGGTTGCCTGTTGCTCGTTCAGAATATAATCTTTGTCCACTCTCTGAAGCTTGGATTTTAAATCCAACCTTTCCGAACCGTTCAAAGCGTTCAAGGTTCTTTCTGATTGTCCGTGTAATTGTGTGATGTTGTACCTCTGCACATTCCGCAACGATACTGCTCAATGTATACGGCTCTTTCTTGCCGTCCATGTATACTAGGTTCATTAGTTTCCTGTCTTTCATCTTTACTTTTGCATACTTTTGTTTTAAAAAAATATATCTTCAATGGTAATATTGGGAAATAATGGGAGCAACAACTTTTTAAAAGCCATTTTTTCAGAATCAGTGAATGAGTAACGACCGACTTCTTTGTTATGGTATGTCTGCTTTGTCATTCCTAATTTTTCTCCTAGCTCTTTTTGAGTTAAGCTCAACATATTTCTATATCCTCGGATTTTATTCATGTATCCACCCCCTTTACTTTTGCATACTTCGATTATAACTATCTTTTTTTAAAAAGTCAATACTTTTCTTTACTTAATAATAAAAAATAGTTATAATTTAAAATGAGGTGAAAAAATGGAAGTTAATAATATTGAAGTTGGAAACCGAATTAAGAGTATCAGGTTAGATCAAGGTGAGACAATGGAGGAATTTGGCAAAGTATTTAATACTAGTAAAGGAACTGTTAATAATTGGGAAAAAGGGCGCAATCTGCCTAATAAAGAAAACTTGCTAAAAATAGCAAGAATTGGTGGTATGACAGTGAGTCAGTTATTATATGGTGAGGCTGGAGGGAGTCATTATAACTGGGAAGCTGTAGAAGAACTTTTAAAAAAATTTTTTAATGGTGCCTCTATTGATAAACCAGCCTTACAAAGAACTCAAGCAGTTGTTGACAAAGCTTTCTTCTTAAATTTTGGTATAGAAGATATCGCTAATATCTATTTGTTCCAAAAAAACACATCTAAACCTTTGGAAAGTCTTGAGGACTTGCAAGATTATTTTGAACAAACAGCGGATGGATTATCAGTTTATTTAGAAGGCTCTACTGGGACAGAATTAATGGATTTAGAAATCCAGATAGCATTTTTAAACAGTTATGCATATAAAATCAAAAAGTACCTTGAAACTGGTGAATGGGCTTCTGATATCATTTCTAACATTAAGGAAAAATCTAGAAGAATAAGAGAAGATGACTAACCTCTTAACTTCAGTATCTATAGAAAGGGAAGTAGATGGAACCTGCTGAATATCTAAAATCTAGACTGGATAATCAAATTGATTGGTATGACACAAAAAGTCAACACCATCAAAAATGGTTTAAAATTTTAAAATATACAGAAGTGCTGATGGGCTTCTTAATTCCTCTATTAGCAATTTGCAAGCCAATAAAATTTGAACTTTGGTCTGCTGTATTTGCTGGTTCAATGTTGCTTTGTGAAAGCTTTATATCTATATCAAAGCATCATGATAATTGGATTGATTATCGTAGAACAACCGAATCTTTAAAACATGAAAAATATATGTTTTTAACAGGTACGGGGGTTTATAAAAACGAAAAAGATAGTTTCGCCTTACTTGTTGAACGTTGTGAAACTATTATCTCTAGCGAAAATATAAATTGGGCTAACTTGCAAACGGACACTATTCAACGAAAGGAAAAACAATGAGCGCGCATAGATGTTTTATATCTTTTAAAACTCATGACATGGAGTTCAAAAAATACATACAGGAAAATTTAGACGTGGATATGATTGACAAATCTCTAAACGAACCAATAGATTCTCAAGACGAAGACTATATAATGAGAAGAATAAGAGAAGACTATCTAAAAGATTCGACAGTCACTATTCATTTAATCGGCTCCAAAAGTGCTGAGAACAGTTTTATGCAAAATCAAAATTACATCAAAAGAGAATTACAGGCCTCACTATCAAATACTTCAGCAGGTAAAAGAAGTGGAATTTTAGGAGTAGTTCTACCTTCGATGTATGATCGTATTTATAGAGGAGAGCAGGCATGTTTTACTTGTTATAAAAATCATGATGTAGTCAAAATTAATGAAGATACTACTGTTAAAGAGTTTAGTTATAATTTTTATCTCCCTCTTGACAATGACAAACATGTATGGAGCGAAGAAGATCGGTATTGTATATTAGTTAAATGGGATGATTTTAAAAAGAATCCAAATAGATACATTGATCAAGCTTTTGATAAAAGGTCGTCTGATATTGTCAAAAAAATAAAGGTTAGACCTTAAAGATCTAACCTCAAATAATTTCATAAGTTTTCTCAAAAATATCTGGTTTGACAGGGTATTTTTCACCATCTACGCCTGTGACAATCCAATCTCCCGGAGAAGCCTTCATGACTCCTTCCAAAGTGTCAATATACATTTCTGTATCAATTCGAATAGCATCTACTATCACAGGAACCTTACGAACTTTAACCATGCTTCCTCCTCCTGACTTTTTCATTATTATAGCATAAAAATCAGTATTTCCAAAATGGGAACAACTGAGAATCTCCATTAGTATGGGGCTTAAATTTTGATAGTGTATTTTCTCGGCGTTCGCTCGGAGCTCAGCAAGTCATCAACGACTACTAAATTTCCCAACGTTGGGAAATTCAAAAAGCGACGATGTTGTCGCATATCAAAAACCATTTGTTAAATATTGCAACGTTGCAATATTTGGCAATTCTCTTTTTTAAAATCGTTCAACGTTGAACGATTTAGAAGAGCGACGATTAGATGTAGGGCAGTAGTTCCTAAATGTCGTAACGTTTCGACATTTGGACCATTATAGCTTATCCAACTGTTGGACAAGTCTATTTATTTTAATTCTTGCAGATTTTGCACAAACTTGATAACACAGAAAGGAAACCGCATGACCTATAAACAAGAATACCTGGATGATATTCTAGTCCGCATGGCCTACCATTCCAGCGGGATTGAGGGAAACACTATATCTCTTCCTGAAACAGTCAGTATCATCTTAGAAAGTACCTTACCTGGTAAACATAAGAGTATTAGAGAATTTTACGAGATAGAAAACCATAAACAAGTTTTTTCTTTGCTGCTGGATAGCTTAGCTAATAATGCCCCTTTAACTCTGGGGCTAGTGCAAGACTTCCACGCGCTATTGACAGACCGCCTGCAGCATGATAGAGGGCAATTCAAAACTGTTCAAAATGCCATTATAGGGGCTGAGTTTAAGACGGCTTCACCGGAAGAAACACCTTTTTTGATGACCCAATGGGTAGATAACACTGTCTACAGGTTGGATATGTCAAAGAGCGAGCGCGAGATAATAGAAATACTAGCTGATACTCATATTCAGTTTGAACGTATTCACCCCTTTAGTGATGGTAACGGACGAACTGGCCGCCTTGTCCTGATGTACTTAGCTATGAGGTATCTAAGTGCTCCGGTTATTATTAGCAAGGACGATAGAGCCCAATACATGGAGTTTCTAGCTGCTCAAAATATCCAAAATTTGGCTGACTTATTGCAGCAGTCACTAGATGCTGAAAAAAAGAGAATGAGCCAGTTTTAATGCTGGACTGCTTTTGTTATAAAAATAAATTAAAACAACCACCGACGAAGTCATGATACAAGCTAAGTATCTGAAATTCGCTGGTGAGTTTTGGGAGGATTTTATGGTGTCATACAAATTAAAAGAGAATTTATTTCAAGAAAAAATCGCTACTGTAAGAATTGCGCATCAAGGTTCAGACTCTCTTTTGCAGACGGCTAATACTATTGATTTCTTGCCTGCTAATCTACAACTATACGTAGAAGTGGATTTTTTTAACATACATAGTGATCGTGACTACACTCTGATAGTAAACTTAATAAAGAAAAATCTAGATGCTATACCAGCTTACACAACGAGAGTTAATATCCCGGCACGCCATCTTACTTATAAAATGGGGGAATTAGGTAAAACTCAGGGAAATTTTGATTTCAACATTGTCATAGAAGAAGAGGGGGATTACGTTTTTTATTTCTCTTTCAATGATGAAAATAATCAGAGTCTTGATACATATTATCAATACATCAGTATCATTAAGGAGTAGTCATGGCGAGTACATCAAATATAAACTTAGGGGGCACTAGCAAAGTTACTCAACTCCATTCAAACTCTCGAAAAAATGCTAAAAAGGGGAAATCTATTGACTCTCTCATGCGTCACATAAGAGATAAACATAAAATAACCATATCAGGCAGTGCTCAGAAGAGAAAATTGCGTAATATCGGATACTATCATGGCTATAAAGCGTATAAGTTTGTAAAAGAACAATCACGGCCACTTAATATACAAGATTTTAATGAAATAAAGGATATATATGATTTAGATAGCAAGTTAAAGGCTTTATTATATCCAGAAGTAATGAAGTTTGAAACAGCAATCAGTAATTATACTCTTGAAACAATTGTTAACAATAATCAAATAGATCTAAGTTTTATTTTTAAAAATAAACTTAATCATTATAACGACTTCCCACAAAGTTCGAAGAGTTATGTCACTGAAATGGAGAACCACCTTCAATTGAAAAGTAGATTGGAAGCACGCATCTCGGATATGTATAGAAATAGTGTCATACTAAAACACTACCTGCACAAAAATAAACCTATTCCAATTTGGGCTATTTTCGAGCATATAACACTAGGAGATTTAGGGGCTATTGTTTCAAGATTAAACAATGACAATAGAGAGTACTTGCTAAAATCTCTAGATATATATGATCTCAGCTTAGATACAAAGAAAGAAATACTTGCTAAACACATTTTTATTATCAAGGAACTACGAAATGCTGTAGCGCATAATAGTGTCGTATTCGATTGTCGCTTTCAATCTACAAAAACCAAAAAAGGACCTTTAATTTTTCTTGAAAAATATACTGGATTATCAAATATCACCTTTACTACCATTACGGATTATATTTCTTTGCTTGTTTTTTATCTTACAAAATTACATTTCACTAATACTGAGATAAAAGCATTTTTAATAAACTATGAACGTCTGATACAAGAATATAGCAATAAAATAAAGCCGACCAATATGACTATGATTTTTGGGAGTGATTTGCAACAGAAGATAGATGCTTTAAAAACATTTGTTCAAAAAAAATAAACTTTTAATTGACAAATATATCCGAGAAGTGTATACTTAGAACATTAATTGCGGTAGTTCTTTTCGGAGGCTACCTTTTTTGTACCTAAAATAAACTGTTTTTTCAGCCGCTTTTTGCCAGAAAAATAATATTCGTGCGTTAAAACGCAATATAAGCCCGTTTAAGCGCGTGTTTTCTTTTCTGGTACTTTGACCATCCAACTCATTAAAATTGAAAATAGAAGGGTTCTCATAACTCCTAGCATGATTTAAACCTGATTCAATCTAAAACCTTTTTAATAATAGCTTGCCTGCTGATGGAGAGGTTTATCATCATGAAAATAACAGAAATCAAAAAGAAAAACGGTGAGACTGTGTACCGTGCTAGTGTTTACCTAGGCATTGATCAGATAACGGGTAAGAAGGTCAAGACTAGTGTAACCGGGAGAACAAAAAAAGAGGTTAAGAGTAAAGCAAAGCATGCACAGCTTGACTTTAAAGCCAATGGATCAACAGTTAAGAAAGTAGTTGCAACAAAAATGTTTCGCGACTTGGCTAATTTATGGCTAGAAAGTTATAGGCTGACTGTCAAACCTCAAACTTATAGTGGCACCGTTTCAAGGCTCAATTGTCACATTCTCCCTATTTTGGGAGATATGAAATTATCTAAAATATCAGTCAGTGACATTCAAGTTTTAATCAATGACTTATCACTTCACTACATGAATTATAAAGCTGTCCGATCGATTATTCAAAAAATATTCCAATATGGGATATTGTTAGGAGTGGCAAGTAGCAACCCTGCTAGGGAGATTATATTGCCACGTCAAAGGCCGAAAGAAAACGCTAAGGTTAAGTTTATAGAACCAGAAGACCTAAAGGCCTTTCTTGATAACATAGAAAAACGGCAGCATAGGCGTTATGGTTTGTATTTTGAGTATGTCCTGTATCATGTTCTGTTATCCACGGGAATCAGGATAGGAGAAGCCTGCGCTTTGGAATGGGCAGATGTAGACCTAAAAAATGGTACAATAACCATCAACAAGACTTTTAACAAGGGCCTGAAGCTAATTAGCACTACAAAAACAAAATCAGGAAATAGAACAATAAGCATTGACCGAAAAACAATAAACTTATTACGGCTTTATCAAGTCAGGCAAAGGCAGCTATTTCTGGAAGCGGGCGCGCGTGTTCCGTCTGTTGTATTTGCTACCCCTACAAGAGAATATTTTGATTTAGCAATTAGGCAAAATGCTTTAAATACTCGGTGCAAAGAAGCTGGAATACCACGGTTTACCTTCCATGCTTTCCGCCATACTCACGCTAGTTTATTGCTTAACGCTGGTATCAGCTATAAAGAATTACAATATAGGTTAGGACATTCTAATATTGCTATAACTCTGGATGTATATAGCCATTTGTCCAAGGACAAAGAAAAAGAGGCTGTTTCATATTACGAAAAAGCCATAAACAGCCTATAG